TGGCACAGGGACGACCTGTACAGGTCTATGTTGATCGCCTTGCTCCTATTCCTACCATCAATATTTGGCCTACGCCCAACCAGTCCGGTTATATCTTTTATTATTGGTATCTCCGTAGAATTCAGGATGCGGGTACAGCAGGCACTAACACGCTCGATATGCCCTTCCGTTTTGTCCCAGCCATCATTGCTGGACTTGCTTATTATGTTGCCCTAAAGGCTCCTGAGATGGACCCTAACCGAGTGGGTATGCTTAAGCAAATGTACGACGAAACGTGGCAGACTGCAGCGGATGAAGATAGGGATCGCTCTCCTGTACGGTTTGTACCTATGGCTGGGCACATGGGTGGTGGCTGGTAATGGCTACGGTAGCTGTCTATAAAGCTACCAACATCTTGAATGGCAAGATGTACATTGGGCAGACGGTAAACCCGAAGAGGCGTTTTGCCGAACATATCAGTAGAGATTATAAAAAGAGCAACAGGCGCAGCCGCATAGGCCGAGCTATTAAAAAGTACGGCAAAGAGAATTTTGAGTTTAATATCTTATGCTGGTGCCCTGATAAAGTTTATGCAGACATGGTGGAAACAAAACTTATTGAAGCACATGATACCCGTAACGCGGGGTACAACATTTGTGTTGGGGGTGGGGGCACAGGATCAGGCGTAGACCACCCTAAATTTGGTATTAAAGACTCAGAAGAAGTTCGCCGTAAAAAATCTATAGCACACCAAGGCAACAAAAATTACAACTACGGTAAAAAGATGCCTGCGGAAACGGTGGCTAAACTTAGTGCTGTACGTAAAGGGCGTATAATAACCCCTGAATGGCGGCAAAAAATAGGCGACGCCAATAGAGGAAAATGTAATATATCGGTTGAACAACGAGTTCGCATCGTACAGTTAGCGATAGCAAAAACCTCTCACGTTGTAGTGGCAATTTATGGTGAAGAAATCCGCAAATTTACGTCAAAGAAATCGGCGGCTAGGTTTTTTAATGTGGCCGATGTTACAATAGCTCGGTGGTTAAAACGCGGGAGAAATAGCGGCGGGTGGATCTTTACGTTGGTGAAAACTGATGGCTACTAGGTTTGCTTCCTACAAGCGGGCCTTTGGTTTTTGTGATCTTTGCAATCAGCGTTACCCCCTGACTAAGTTAAAAAAGTACTACATCATGGGTAAGCTGATAAACGCAAAACGGTGCCCAGAGTGTTGGGAAATTGACCATCCGCAGAATTGGGTAGGTATTATAGGTGGGCAGAAAGCGAGCAATGACCCGCAGGCGCTACGTGAGCCAAGACCTGATACGAATAGGAATGACAGTTGTTCCGACTTTGCTTTTTCACCCGTAGCAACGCAGCAGGCTGATTTTTCTTTGAACAACGTGCAAATCACTGAGTTCACTTCTGTAATACCCGGAGTTGTAATTGTTCCGCCCTTACCGGGCAATGCTATTCTTTAAGAGGAAACTACGATGGCTAAGATGTCTCATGATGACGTTGTTCAAGACAAGAAAATGATTAAGAAGGCCGTGCGTATGCACGATGACCAGATGCACGAAGGTAAGAAGACGAACATGAAGGGCCTTAAGAAAGGCGGTCCTACTTCGATGGACCGTAAAAAGTTCGGTAAGAATATGAGTCGTGTAATGAATCAGAAGGGGTCTAGCCGTGGCAAGTAAAATTGAGAACAAGCCTGCCTCTGAGTATTCTAAGCGTGGGCTTAAGCCTACGACTTCTGGGTACCCAAACAATATCGCAAGCACCCAGACTGTGAAGGTTCGCGGCACGGGCGCGCAGACTAAGGCCACCAAGTGCACCACTAAACTGGGCTAAAACATGGCGTTAACGTTCCAACAGCTAAGCGAAGCCATCGTACAGTATACGGAAAATACTGAGTCTACGTTTGTCAACAACATTGTGAACTTCGTGCAAAACACGGAGACGTTGATTAACAACACGGTGCAGCTTCCCGCCTTTAGAAAAAATGTTGTAGGTCAGACTACGGTTGATTTCCCATATATTGAGATCCCATCTGACTTCCTGTCTGTTTTTTCTATCGCTGTAGCGACGTACGCTGAAGACGGCATAAGCATCATAGGGCCATACGAGTACTTGTTGCAGAAGGATGTGAACTACATTCGAGAGGCTTATCCTTTCCCTGCAACCTCCGGCCAACCACGATATTATTCGATCTTCAGTAACACGGCCTTTTTGTTGGGGCCTACGCCTGATATTTGTTATCCACTAGAGATGCACTATTATGCGTATCCTCCATCAATTACGGTGGCGGGAACTAGCTGGTTGGGTAATAATTACTCTTCTGTGCTTTTGTGGGGTTCTCTAGTAGAAGCCTATGTGTACATGAAGGGAGAGCCTGATTTGATCCAGACGTACCAGAGAAAGTTTGATGAAGCGATGGGTCCCCTCAAGCAGTTGGCTGACGGCAAGGATCGACAAGACAATTTCAGAACAACAGCAGTTCGAGACAAAGTGGTATAACTATGGAAGACGAAAATATTTACGAAGTCCCTATGGACACAGCGCAACCAGAATTTATTATTAACAGTGTGTCGGTAGCTGCAGATAGCTTTGATCCCGACATTGATTTTTCTGAAGAGGTTTAATTATGGCTATTACGCAGGCAATTTGCTCGACGTTCAAAAGTGAGCTTCTCCAAGGTGTGCATAATTTCGGCACCAATTCTACCTACCCAACTCCCGGTGCTGGCGGTAACACGTTTAAAATCGCGCTGTACACTTCGGCAGCTACGTTGAGTTCAGCCACTACGGCTTATACGACCTCTGGGGAAACCACGGGTACTGGATACACGGCGGGCGGGGGCACTTTGACCAACATTGGTGTGAGTCTTTCAGGAACTACGGCGTATCTTAGCTTTGTAGATTATACGTGGACTACGGCTACTATTTCTGCCGCGGGCGCTTTGATTTATAATTCTACCCAGAGCAATAAAGCGGTAGCGGTTCTTTCTTTTGGCGGTACGTATAGTTCTACGGCGGGGAATTTTACGGTCAGTTTCCCAGCCAATACGAGCTCTACTGCTGTTATTATTTTGAACTAAGAGGAATAAGCAATGCCTTTACTTGCGGATCGAGTACAAGAAACTACTAATACTGTAGGTACGGGCACGCTTACTCTAGCTGGCGCTGTAACCGGATACAGAACTTTTAATGTCGTATTTACCAACGGGAATGTCGTTTTCTACACGATTGATGACGGTCTTGGTAACTGGGAAGTTGGTTATGGTACGGTAGGTACGGGCACGCTCTCTCGTGACACGGTGCTAGATTCCTCTAATGCAGGGGCTTTAGTACCGTTTAACGCGGGGTCTAAGCGTGTATTTTGTACCGCACCTTCTGTGACTCTACTCCCTAACCAAACGAGCAACAGCGGAAAAGTTCTTACTACGGATGGCTCGGTGCCATCATGGACTCCCGCCGCTGCGGGTACGGTGACTGCGGTTTCCGTTAACTCTGCTAATGGTTTGGCAGGTACTTCTTCGGGTGGGGCGACCCCGGCTCTTACACTGTCCACGACGGTTACGGGTGTTCTTAAAGGTAACGGAACCACTATTTCAGCAGCAACTGCTGGGACGGATTATGCAGCGGCTACAACGGGGACTAATGCTCAGCTACTAGCTAATAACGGGTCGGGCGGGTTCTCAAATGTAACGGTTGGTTCTGGTCTGAATTTAACTACGGGTACTTTAACGGCCCCATCTACGATGACCTACCCCGGTGCGGGGATTGCAAACTCTACGGGTACTGCGTGGGGGACTAGCTACACAACATCAGGAACAGGCACTGTCGTCGCTCTTGCGACTAGTCCATCGTTTACTTCTCCTACGCTTGGTGCAGCATCAGCTACTACGGTTAATAAAGTCACGATAACCACCCCGGCAACAGGGTCCACGCTGACTATTGCGGATGGCAAAACTTTAACCGCAAGTAACACACTCACTTTCACTGGCACTGACACAAGTTCTGTTGCGTTTGGTGCTGGCGGTACGGTTTTTTACACCAGCGGCTTAGGAACTAACGTATCAACTTTTCTAGCGACTCCAACAAGCGCAAATCTAGCAGCGGCGCTTACGGATGAGACAGGATCAGGCTCTGCTGTTTTTGCTACCTCGCCAACGCTAGTCACTCCGATTCTTGGTGTAGCTTCAGCCACTACGGTTAACAAGGTTACTTTAACTGCGCCAGCCACAGGATCAACCTTAACTATTGCCGATGGCAAGACTTTAACTGCTAGTAACAGCATTACTTTAGCGGGGACAGATTCAACAACAATGACGTTCCCTCCAGCGTCTGCAAGTGTTGGGTATTTAAACGTTCCTCAAAACGCGCAAACAACAGCATACACTTTAGTATTGGCAGATTCCGGAAAGCATATTTATATGGCTGCTGCTCAGGCGGCTACGACGATGACAATTCCAGCAAATGGCTCAGTTGCGTTCCCGATTGGCACTGCGGTTACGTTTGTAAATATGTCTGCAAGTGCAATGACGATTGCCATTACCACAGATACAATGTACTTAGGCGGGACTGGAACGACTGGTAGTAGAACATTGGCGCAATATGGCACGGCAACGGCGCTTAAGATGACCTCAACAACGTGGATCATT